AAAATTTAAGTAGAACAGCGTGAGTACTCAGTAATCAGAGCAGGGTTCGTGAATAAAGTAAGTAAGAGGCCAGGTTCGGTTCTTGACTTTCTCATTCTCGTAATCTGTGTTGATGAGTTGCCGTTTGATTTCAGGGATCGTTGGAAAATGATCCAGCTGGTATTCAGGAAATAGCACGTCTGGTGAATCTCCGAATACTATCGTAAGTCCAGCCCGGTTGGGCGTGTAACCTTCGTTAGCAAGTTCGTTGTATACGGCTCGTAAACATTCGTAAACGCGGTTGTGGTTGCCGCAGGATGCGAAGGCGAAGCCGACACACATAGCCATGACAATGTCAGGCTTTGGGGTTTTGCTTTTGGTGTGATAGAATTGAGCTAGCATTAAAATTTCATCGCGGAATGGTAGTCCGTTGAAATTGCGATAGCTTAAAACTTCACAACCGTTGAGGTTATTGCGGATCTCAGATTTGCTAGAGTTTAGAACTGATTTGAAATAAAAATCGGCTAACTCTTGCAGCCTGAGCAAAAATGCCTCATGCTCGCTTGGCGGTATTATGATGACTAGACGGACGATAGAATCGTCGCCTTGTACTTTTATAATACACGCTTTCGGATCGAATCCGCAAGCTGAGAGCAGTGTTGCAATAACTGTGTAATTGTACCATGAATCTAGTAGTTGGGTGATAAATAAGCCGGAGGGTATTCCAGCAAAGTTGCGTTTATACATAGAACCGTCGGGTAAGACGATCTTTGCGTTAAACAGGTTTTCAAGTGTCCACAGGAACAAACGCTTAATGCGTTCGGCCTTGTAGTCGTTCCAGCCTTCTGTGGTGGGGTAGTCTTTGTTAGGGACGTAGCCTTTGGTGAAGTCGAGGAAGTTAACTTGTACAGCGCTCATTATCTTGTAAATGAGAGAGAAGTAAGCTCGTTTGTCGAAGCGAGACCAGTCGAGAGTCAGAAATGACCTTCGAATTAGTGAACAGAATAGGGCTTGGTTTAGCCTTAGCCATCCACCTGTAAAGGTTTCGTATCCCCATAGCATCGGTGTGACGCCAGGGTTGAACTTAATCCATGCGATGTATTCCCAGTATATCATGGTGTCTGCAATGACCCAGGGTTTAGAACAGCCCCAGATGGTGCGCATTTTGTCGAG